AATTCTCTGCTTCTCTTTTTAATATTCTCTCAGGATAGATTCTACCATTCCTATTTGGTGTATTGTATTTTTGTAATACAGCATAAAATTCAAATGGTTTGGAGTAATCTAAATAAGATTTTTGTTCTAATATAAATGAATTATGTTCAGTTCTTGGAGATACCCAACCATCATTCTCAATTAATATTCCTTTACCTAATTCACCTGGATTTAAAATTCTTAAGTTCATTTTGTGATTTTTATTAATAAATATTTATGTTTTTATATTTATTAACTCATCACTCTTTTTAGTTAGACTAAAACTGAAATAATAATTGTTGGTAAGATTTTCTTGGATAATTTTTTTTGTTAAATTTTTTAAAAATTCCTTAACATTGTTTGACTTAAAATCTATATCTTTTTGATTTAAGAAAAAATTAATCTCAAGATTAAGAAAAGATTTTTTATCCATTTGCAATCCACTAGACCTTAAATCCAAATCGACTATAAAATTTTTTTCAAATAATTCAGTATTTATATTATTGTAAATTGTGTGTTTGACTTTTCTTGATAAATTCAATGTAACACGATTCCAATTTTCAAGTTCAAGTTGAGGTTCAACCCAAGTTTGTATGTTGAGATACATTGATTTAAGTTCAATAGAATCAACAGTTCCGTATAAAATCTTTGCAGTTTTAAATCCTTGGATTTTTGAAGTTTTTCCTTTTTTCATTCATAAAATATTTTTTTGTTTATTTTTGAATAAAAAATAAGTAAAATTTGAATAAATGTCAAAAAAACCAAATTATGTTAATTATAAAAATAGACAACAAAACCCCAATTGAAAAAGCACTTAAACTCTTTAAGAGTAAAGTGATTAAAACTAAATTAATGACTGAATTGAAACAGAGAAAAGAATATACCAAAAAGTCTATCAAACGTAGAGACGAAGTTAAAAAAGCGGTTTATTCCCAAAAAACAAAAAAAGAAGATTAAAGGCTTTCGTTCAGATTTTTTAATTTGAAATAAGTCAATTTATCAAACTTCTCCTCTTTTAGTTTTGATATGGTTTCATCAATTCTTATTGATGTATCAGAATCCGATTCTAATTTATGGTTATTTAATTTTGTTAATACTTCAAGTTTTGTTGATTCATAACTCTCTTTCATAATCTTTTCATCTTGAGACAAGAATCTTACTAGTTCACTCTTATCACTTTCATTTAAATTTTCAATATAAGACAAAATAGATTTATTAGCTAATTTAATCATTGAACTAATTGGTAAATTAATTACCTCCTTAGTTTCTTCTTTTTTAATTAATGATTCCGCAATTATTTTTTTATTGATAACTTTATTTTCTAGTGTTAGGATATTGGTTGAAAACAATTTATCAATATTTTCATATTGGTTTTCAGTCTCAATACCATTTAACCAATAGTCCAACTTTTTATAGTCAATTGGTTTTAATTTATTGATAGTATTTTCATATATAGTAATTGATTGATTGATGTAATCATCAACAATGTTTTTATCCATATTTCTTTTTGTAGTTAATTCATCATATAAATAAAAAAGTTTACTAAGGTTTTTGTTCTCCAAAATATTCTTTTTAAAGAATTTCATTTCCACTTTAAAATGTTCATCATTCTTGAATGATTCTGATAATACGTAATCTATTTTTGATTTAATAATTCCAAATTTCATATTCATTTTTTATTATAAATATTACCCATTTAAAAGTTTATTTAAATGAACCTCCATTTCACCTAAGAAATTTTTTCCTTTTGATAAATCAATGAAAGTTTCATCATCTAATAACCCATCAGATTCCAATAATATTTTCAAATTATCTTTCTTTTCATTTTCAGGTAATCCCATTGGTGCTCCTCCATCAGGTGGTGGTGGTGCTCCTCCATCAGGTGGAGGGGGAGCTCCGCCAGCTGATGTTGTACTACCACTTTTTTGAGTATATAATTTATCAATATTATCAAATATACCAGTTTTAGTAATAATCGTTGCAGTATTATTTAATTCGGCCCCAACAGCTCTTTCAATACGTTGTTGTAATAAGTCATTTTTAATTTCCTCTTCAGAGAAACCTAATACATGTTTCTTTGCCCAAGTATGTGATGTTGGAGCGGTACCATCTTGTAATGCCGTAACAGATTCTTTATATACCGCAATTTTTTCTTTCCAAACCTCAATACCCAATAAATCAGCTTGTTTTGATGGATTTGTTAACCCTAATGTAAAATTATTCAACTCATCTTCAAATCCCAACAAAAATAAATGTATAATGGCAATTTTATTTAATTCGGCAATCATTGACTTCTGAATCTTATTAATTGTTCGTGAAAAACGAATATCAATTAAAGATAAATTCTTACCATCACCAACTGGTTCTTCAAAACCTAAAAATGCTTTAGGCACACGTAATGCCGTTAATAGTTTCTTTTGGATATATTCAATATCAGCAATTTCACCTAAGTTGGTACCACCAGGCAATGTTTCAATTGGACTTGCTTGAGCAGGGTCACGAACTGGAATAAAATAATCTTGGTCTACCGCCATTTGATTGAACCTCATATCAACATTACCTGATTGAGAATCAACTACTTGACTACGTTTAAATTTGTTAGCAACACGTTGTACATATGGTTCAACATCTTTATCGTCCATATTACCCACAAATACTTTAAATACTCTTCTTTCAGGGGCTCTTGATGTTCTATATATTAACATTGCATCTTCAGCCAATAATAATTGTTTCCAAATACGTCTTGCCTTCTCCAACATTGATGTACCATAAGGTAACTTTCTATCATCTCCTAATAATCTAAAGTGAGCAATCTCCCAAGAATTAAATTCCATATCTTTGACTTTCCATTTAAATCTTAGTCCTTTGTTTTCTGAGGGTTCTTCAACATTTTGTCTTGTCGCTTGAGCGGGTATACCTCGTTCAAAACGTTCAATTTCAATGTTTGGCAATTGCATACAACCAACAATCCCTTTATCAGGGTCAAGTTTAAGATAAACAAAATTATCGCCATCCTTACAAGTATTTCTAGTCCACATTGGTAAATTAGTATTTATATCCAATGAGTTATTAAATAAATCAGCCAAAATACCTTTTATCCTTTTTGATTCTGAATAGATTTGTAACATAAACCCATCTTGATTTACAGTAGTGGATTCTTCCCCATATATGTCTAAAGCTGTTGATATTTCTGGGGTAAACTCCATAGATTCATAATCATAGAAAGAAGCCAATCTAGTTGGTTCATAATATATTGCTTGAGTATAAAGATTACTTTCAATCTTTGTCCACTGATTACCTAGGTAATAAGTTTGTTGAGCTTGTAATAATTCTTTTTCGTACTCTTGTTTTGATGTTGTACGTAATAATTCTTTCTTATCAAACTTATATGTCGGATAATCTTGATTTAATAATGCGTTAGGCCCAAAGGCCTTAGACAACCTTTGCCATACTGTTAAATTCATATCATTTTGTTCCATAAATCTAATTTAATTGATTAGCGAGATAATTAAAGAGTTAATTATTCCCTTTAATTTTGGTAGTTTTGATTTCTAATTTGTCTGGTATTTGTATCTTAGAGGTTATAATACCTTGATTAGGTACTAATACTTTTGAATCTATAATTTTACCTGATTTTTTTCTGTCAACTAGTCCCATAATGTTTTTATTTTATAAATATTATCTTCTTTGGTTTCCAAATAACCAAGAGTATTTCATATAATCATCCTTTGAAACATTTTGATTCCTTTGTTGTAATCTATCGTGATTAAATGGCATTACTGGATTAAAGTCCAATTGTTTTCCCATATTTTCATTGTTGGATACAGCCCAAGATTCCAACATTGCCTTTGTTTGTTCAGTGACTTTTTCTAAACTGCTAAAAGATGATTCTGCAACATAAGTCGCCATTGCAATTGACATTATTAAGTCATCGTGTTGTCCTTTTTGGTGGTCAGGTCTTCCATTGACATAAACAAAGGTGTTCATCTCATCAAATAACCTTGAGCTATGTATCTTAAATTCATGTCTCATTGCTTCCTCAAATGATGCAATTATCTGAACACGTTTATTATTAAAATTAAGTCCAGGGATTTTATCCAATGCCTTGGGGTCATACTTCCATTTGTTAGCCAAATCTACTCCATCAACATATAAATTTTTATAACCCAACTCTTGTAATTTTCTTGATGTTGAAACACCCATTCCACCAGTTATATCTATTACAATAAAACAATTATACATATTACCCCACTTATAACATATTTCAGCCATTGTATCAGGTGGTAATTTCCCAACATATTCTGCAACTTGTTCTCTTGTATCAAAATCAATAATTTGGAAAGAACTAAAGTCTTCACTATCCCCTCTACTGACATCCACACCCATAACGTATTTATGTCCCATAATAGGTTCTTTCCATATCCATAAAGAATTACCCATCATTTTATTTTGGGGTTCTTTAATCATATTTTCTTTAACTCTCTGCATTAAAAGAGAATCAAATACATTATCACCTGACCCAAGAAAATTACACTCTAATTCTTGTGAAACTTTTCGTTTATCGTATTTAAGTTTCTTTACCATTCCCTCAAACCAAGATGAACAAGGTTTGTACCCTGAATTCATTATTAATTTAAGTTCATCATAATTTCTATCCTCAAATGATATATTTTCCCAACTGACAATATCCTCTTTTTGATATTCAGTTTTATTTAATAGATAATGAATAATGTCTTTGGTTTTAACTAAATATAAATCTTTTGTATATCTTGGGTCTCTAAACCAAAACATCTCAGATATTTTGAAGTCATTCATTCCCCTATTTGCTTGATTATATATTTCATAATAAATTGGGTCATAACCATTTGGTGTTGATACCACAATAACTTTACCCCCAGTTGATAGTGAAGCCATACAAGCAGCCCAAAAGTCTGAATCCGCGTCAATAAATGCTGCCTCGTCAAATACTAGGATTGTTGGTGTAAAACCACGTAGAGCATCCTTTGAGGTCGCCACAGCTTTTACTTCACATCCATTGTTTGTCTTGTAATGTTTTTGTGAATTTTTATCAACAGAAAAATCAATTCCGACCCAACTTGGCCATTGACCAATAAACATTCTTATTTTATTTGCCATCTCTTGTGATGTATCCAATTTGTTGGCAATGATTAGAATCTTTTCAGGTTTTGTTTTTTTTGCAAAAGCAATTTTTTTAGATACCCAAGCAGCAGTTACTGTTGATACCCCAGCTTGTCTGTATTTTAATGCAATGTTTTCATTAACCTCTTCATAGTCATTTAATAATGATACTTGGTCTGGAAATAACTCTAATGGGACATATTTTGATACAGTATTGTCATAGGTTTCCAAATATGTTCTTAACGCGTATGGGGTATCTTTCATACACTTAACATATTCAATCATTACTTGTTCTTTTGTTAAACTCATATAATCTTTTTATATAAATATAAAAACCCCCACTTATTTCTAAATGGGGGTTTTTATTTAATCTTCATCTAACCAACTTAAATCATCTTCATAATCTGTTGGAATATCATCATCCTCATCTTCGTCATCATCATAACTTGGAGGAGTTATTCTTTTTTCTGACTTAATTAATTCATCATAGTTAGGTCTTTCAATTTTAGGTGGATTTTTTTTAATAGTATCAACAATCATTTGAGAAAATTTTTCAAATTTAGACATAGCGGCAGGTTTACCACTTAAAACCCCATCGTACATAATTTCATTAAATAATTTTGGATTATCGTTTGCCAACTTATTAAATTGAGTTTGTATTGCACTATCCATCCAAGTTTCATAATCATCAATTAATTCACCCCATAAGAATCTTAACTTTGAACTGATTTCTCTACCAGTTATCATATTTCTAATTTCGTGTTTGTGGATATCAGTTACTTTTGTTAAAGTGTTATTCACATCTTTATCTTTTGGTAAATAAAGAAGTGAATTAAAATACCTTCCAGCTTTATATAATTCGTGCATCAATAAAGGAAAATTTGGGGCTTCAACATTAATAATCCAACTACCAGGATTACTTTGGTCTGGAATAACATCAGCATACGCCACTCTATTTGTTGCTCTCATTGCCATTTGTTCCAAACTATCTAAATTATCATTGTAGTATACTGTAGCAGCATTCTCAAATTTTTTATATTTTTCCACTAATTGAGGGTCTAATTGATTTAATTGAGATTCAACTTCTTTGTACATATTAAACCCTTCAGCCCAAGCACTTCCTTGTGTTGTCGCGTTAATAAAATTTCTTGCTTTAACTCTTTCATCAAATAAAGGGTCAACTTCTTTCGCCTTTTCTATATATTGTGGTGTAATAGCTTGGGTTGTGGTTCTTG